AATCTTCATTTTGATATAAAGTAGTTACCTGGTTTCTAGCCCAACATCCTCCTTTAGATTCTTCAAACCAGTATTTTTTTATTCTAATATTATACTTACTAATTAGATCATCTATACACGTTTCGTTTGTACCCTCTTCGTTATTATACTGGAGTACTATACCAAAAGAAAGTTTTTCTGGATGTTTAGCTTGGGTGATACAGCTTAGTATGGTATTTCTTAAGTCTGTATCTATAAAGCTAGCAATAGATATAAAAATTGTATTATCCATTCTTTTTAATATAGTAATTTTCTAATAAAAGAGCATCCATTTGTTTATTATCTAAAACCCAAAGAGCATCTTCATATGTATTTAGTATAGGTTTTCCTGCTATATTAAAAGATGTATTTAAAATTACTCCTATACCTTTTTGATTATGCATTTCTGTTAAAAGGTCGTATAGGAATTCGTTTTGCTCTCTAGTAACTGTCTGTACTCTAGCGGTTCCATCTACGTGGGTAATAGCTTTTAGTATATTTTTATACTCTTCTCTAACTTCAGGGCAAAAAGACATCCATCTAGATTCTTTATTCCAGTTAAAGTACTTATTAATATCTTCTAATCTAACTACTGGTGCGAAAGGTCTATAGTATTCTCTTCCTTTTACTTTAGCATTTAAAGTATCTTTCATTTCTCCAATTGTTGGGTCGCATATTATACTTCTATTTCCTAAAGCTCTTGGCCCATGTTCAGATCTTCCTCTTACTACACCTATAATTTCGCCGCTTATTAGTTTCTGTGCTATATCTTTTATTTCTATTCTACTTCCTTTTCTATCATGTAGTATTTTAGGTAATAGGTTTCTATCCCACACTTCCGGACCTATGTAGGTTGTATCTACCGGGTCATATGGTCTTATTTTACTACAAACTAACCCTACTGCTAAACCTGTATCGTTTGGATTAGGAGTAACAAAAGTTTCTCTTTGTTCTGCTAACTTAGTATTTAATAGTATGTTTAATCCGCATCCGCCGGTAATAATAAGCGGAAGATTATTATGGAGTTCTAAGATATTTCTTGTTTCTTCTTCAAATAACTGCTCAAAGACATGTTGATTAGTGGCGGCTAAGTTAACTGCATAGGTACCTTCAAATCGTGTCTGTTCCGATTCTATGTTGAATATCTTCATAAAGCGAGTTAAGGCTTCGCTTATATTGTCTGTTGTGTTAGAAGTATAAAAATCTCTGAAAGGTTGAATAAGGTTATAGTCTATTTCCCCAAAGCCAGCTAATCCCATTAGTTTCCCGGCATAGATTAGATTACCTGTGTATATCCATTCTTGTTTTATATCTGAAATAAAATGAGCGGGCATCATGTAAGATACCGCATAGTCTTTCTTACCTACGTAAATTTTCTCTACAGGTATTTGACTAGTTTTATCTCCTAAGTAAATATTAAAAAAACCTTCGTCACTTCCTCCGTCAAAAGATATAATTAAAGCTTTATTGTAACTAGACTGGTATAGTCCGGAATAAGCATGGGCTTCGTGATGCGGTAACCATTGATAGTTATCAGCTGGGAATATTTTCCACATTTCTTTATCTACCGAGTTGTAGACTACGTTATCGTATTTTTCTACTCCGTATTTTGTCTTAAAGTAGTCTTTAATTTCTGTTAGTAGTTCTACTATGTTATCATGATGTCCCCAGTAAAAGAAAGCAGCATTCTTTACGTTAATTAAACGTTCAAGTTCTACTACTTCTAGGACCTTTCCTTTAAAGGAGATAGCTAAACTACCATTATGTGATCCAAAAAAACCTAAATTAAACATATTACCTTTTTAATTTTATATTAAAATAACTTTCTAAATCTTCTAATGTCCGTGTATGTGTCTGGTTAAATAAAAAGTCATTAACTAATTCTATTGCCGTATCGTCTATAAAGTACTTGGTATTATGTTCCCTATATGGTTCATCTGTATCAGATGTTTTAAAGTTGTAGTTATGCCATACTGTTGCTAAAGATGTAATTCTTAAGTTCCACCCTTTTAAGTAACTAAGGAATGTTTGAAAATCTTCTTCTCCATTAAATCTTATATTATTCGGTATCTTTACTTCTTCTAACCATTCTCTTCTAGTAAATAAAAATCCTGCGGCTGCCCATCTAGTCTCTACTACCTTATAGTCTTCTAGGGTAGGTAAATTTTCAGCTATATGTCTATTATCATTACTACTCGATTCTTGTAATGACCTTCTAATACGTAATGGAGTGTTATTTGATTTATCTAAGTACTTTTTTTCGTAATCTGGGACATCAAAATGATTGGGGTAGGTAGTCAATATTACCTTACCTTCTTCTATACTATTGTACTGATTTATTAGGATTGCATCCCAACCCTGTCTAAATCTACTGTGTGAATCTATCTGTAAGAAGTAATCTTCATTTGCTACAAGCTCGTTTTTTATTCTATTTCTAGCATATACAACACCTTTTGCTTCTTCTTTAGGTGTAAATATTATCTTTAAATTTGGAAAGTTAAGTTGCTTTAGATTCTCGTATGCTTCTTCCGTATCCTGTAAATTAACTCCTACGTGTACTCTACTAGGGTCTATAGCTTCCGAGTATAAACTCTTTAATGTGTCTATAATCTGAGAATCACAATAACTTGCAATTGATACAAATATACTACCGTTACCAAAACTCCAGCTGTCGTTGTACTCTCTAAACCAGTTCCCTTTAAATTGAGTATCAGCTGTAAAAGGTATTTGTTTATATTGATCAAACGTTTCTGTATTAAGGTAGTAGTTTTTATCTTCAATATCTGACATGTATCCTCTCATTCTGTATATGTAAGAAGATAGTGTTGAATGACTATTACCTATAAACTTAATACCTCTAGTACATATAAACTGTTCTATAATTGGAATCCAGTTATTATCAAACTCGGTAAAAATAGCTACTTCTTTTTTTACATCTTCGTAAAAAAATGTCTGATAGTATTCAGATAACGGTTTAAAAAATTCTCGATCTCTATGATCTGTTGCTATATATAACTTACTTCCTTGCGGAATTATATCTTTTATATTTTCTAGGATCTGTTCGCAAGGAATAAACAACTCTTTATATTGGAAATCATTTCGTCTAATATGAATGGAATAATATTCCTTATCCCCTAACTTATTAATAAATTGCCAAGCTAGATCAAAAATATCTGTTCGATAATGAACATATTTTGCAATAAGCTTTTTAATCTCTACATCTAAACTAGTAAATAAAGTCTGATGTGTTACTCCTAATAAATTTGATTCTAGAAATAAGTATTCCTCATTTGTATAAAGGTCTTCTTTATTAAGTACTGGGCGATGTTTTGAAAATTTAGTAGGAACGGGTATTTTCTCAAAGTTTATTACATGTCTTACTGCGTCGTAGTCTAATACTTTAGATACTGCTTTTACACTTTCGTAATTAGTATCTAATCCTTTTTCTTTACAGAAGTTATCAAACGAAATAGATACTACTCCTAGGTTCGAAGTATCAAAAAACGACTCCATACTTGAGTGTCCTTCTAAAAGGTACATTTTATACTCTGGAGTTAGTACTAGTTTTCGGTTTGTTAAGTAAGCTATACAAACTGCTAGCTCTAAGGACATTCTTATATTATTAAAACCTCCTGGCCATGGTCTAAAAACTACATAACCTTTACTACCGTCGTAGAATTTAAAAATATTCTCAAAATCCCATTTTGTGTAGTATATATAATCAGTTCTAAATTGATCAACTCCGGTTACCATTTTATTTCCTGCTTGACTAATTGTTTTAGATAAATCGTATTTCTTTTTTTGGTCGAAAGTATGGTCTTGTTTAAAAAATAATGTATTACCTTCTTTGTCTGGTATTACATTAGGGTAATGCATAATATTTCCTAATATAGTTCTTTCACGATCATTCCATGCTGTACAAGTTCCAATATCCTGTATAAGGTCTACTTTGATGTTAGAATCTTTTATAGCATAATCTAATCCCCACATTTCAGCTTCCCATCTACCTTCTTTTTTACGTATTTGCTCACAATACTCTGTGTATTTTTTATAAAACTTCTTTAAAGTCTTAAATTTTAAAGCAAAAGGATACATTATACCCTTAGTGTTAAGAGGATCTTTATCTCGATCTTCCCATCCTTTAAGTGGCATATAATGTATAAAATCTTGACCAACTATATGATCATCTTCTAAATCAAAATCTACTGCTTTTGTAAACAGCATATCAGGATCTAGAAATAAAAGCTTATCTTCTTCTTTGAAGTAGTTATTCTCACATAACCATTCTACGGATCTATACTTGTTAGGAATACCTCCCCACCAGTCGTCATTAGCTGTTTGCCACAGGTGTGCATAATCTGGCTGATCTATTACTATTGCGTCTGATAAAAAACTGAAATCTGGTGTTTCATCTCTATGTCCGTAATCTCCGGAAAGTAGAACTACTAATTTACCTTTTTGACTTACTTTTTTTAATGACCAATGTAGTAACTTTATCTGCCATGCTTGATATTCACACCGACTAGTTCCAACAACAATATAGTCCATTTATTGAGCTACAAATTTATAATCTGCTAATGTATAATGTAAGAAGAAATTTCTAAAGTACTCACCTTCAAAAGGTTCAATTCGTCCATGTTTATTTGTAGCAGACTCGTATAAGATCATTTCTCCTACTTCTGCATAAACTTTATGCCATCTTCCTAAATGATCTTGTATATCTATAGGCCAATCTCTATCTACCTTCTTATCTACTATAACAATAGAAGAAATGTGATGAGTTGTAAATGTATCTGTATGAGGAACTAGTACAGCACCTCTTTTATAAGATCTAATTCCATAAATCCATTTAGGAATTAATTTTTCTTTATGTCCTATAAACTCTTCATGCAGTGGTTGCAATTCTTCCGCGATAATTTCTCTTATACGAGTAAAAGCATCCATGCTGAATATTTCAACTGGTGCATTACCTTGATTATCGTGTATGAAATCTGTAATACCGCTCCAGTTTTCATCTTTAACAGTATGTTTTAATAAAGTATAGGCTTCTGTTATAAGTTGGAAGGTTTTTTCAGGTACCTTAACTACTTTGAATCCTAATTCAGTTAATCTTGGTAAATCTTCTTTTTTAGAAAATGTTTTACTTACTACTCTAACTGGTTGTGTCATTTCTAGATACTCTTTTGCTAATTTAGCATCTTCTGCGCTATTAAATACATTTTCTCTAAACCATTTAGTTATAATAACTTTTCTACCTTGCTTAACTGGTAGTCCTGCGTGAAGAGCAGCTGGGTTTTCACTTCCTGTACCGTTTGAGTTCTTCCAAACTACTGCTGTACCTTTAACTGGTGTAATAGTTTTCTGTAATGTAGGAAAATCAGTCTCTCCTCCCTCTTCTACATCATTTAAGTATATCATAAATGTCCAAGTTCTTTGGCCACTTGATAAACAGTGGTTATGGTATGCGTCTTTACCAAAAGCATCTTGGTGGTGCCTAAATTCTTGACCTACTTCGTAAATCTGTCCTTGAGTTGGTTCTGAATAAGGGCCTTCTATCCCCAATTCTGTGTACATCTTTTGGTTTACTTGGCTAACAATCGGATCTGTGTCAAGTAAAACTGCTGTAGAACTAGTACGTCCTTCATCATACTTGATAGCCTGAGCTCCGGTACCAGCTACGCTTGAACGAGTACTCCCAGCTTCTGTTAACCTAACGATATGATCACATTCTTCGTTAGTTAAAAACTGTGGGATGGTAAACATCTCTAATCCATGGTTGTTCTCTACGTGTATTCTTTCCATATACTTTATTTTTATTATCCGTCACAAGCTACACAGTCTTCTGCCGTTCTACTCCCAATATCTCCGTTAATTACAGAATCTGTTCTTAAATAATATAAGGTTTTTATTCCTAACTTCCAAGCTGTCTGGTGAACTAAATTAATAAATTTAGGACTATCTGTTGGATCAAAAGCTAAGTTTAAAGATTGAGTCTGATCAATGTACTGTTGACGTAATGCTGCTTGCTCTACTAACTGTAATTGATTAATCTCAGCAAACGTTAAGAAGATTGGTTTATCCTCTGCAGGCATCACATCTTCTGGTAGATTTGCAATAGAACCTCTATCTTTCATAATTTGGTCCCATACTTCTTCTGTATTATGACCTCTTTCTAATAAATAGTTTTCAAGTTCAGGATTTTTACGAATAAATGTCCCTTTACCTGAATTAAATGTATAAATGTTTGCTGGTAATGGTTCGATACCTGCTGATACTCCTCCTGATATAGTTGAATTAGAAACTGTTGGAGCAATTGCTAACAAGTGCGTATTTCTCATACCTGTTCCTTTACACCAAACTGGTTCTCCGTATTCATCTGCTAACTTTCTAGAAGCTGCTTCTGCTTGAGATTTAATTTGAGAGAAAATCTGGTGTGTAAGGCTATTTGCTGCAATACTAATAAAAGGAATCTTCTTTTGTTGTAATAATGTATGCCATCCTAGTACTCCTAGTCCAATGGCTCTACCTTTTTTAGCAGAACGATGAGCTCTGATTAAAGATTCTTTACCGTTAGTTTTAATTAAAAATTCTTCCATTACTCCATCTAAGAAGTAAATTGCTGTTTCAACTAAGTCTGTGTTTTTCCATTCATCCCACTTCGTTAAGTTCACTGAGCTTAGGCAGCATATAAAGCTATGTTCCTCATCTGTATGTAAAGTAATTTCCGAACAGATATTTGTCATAGTTACTTCTAGGTTATTCTTAATATAAGCAGGAGGGTTAGCGTTATTTACATTATCTTTAAACATAATATAAGGCTCTCCAGTCTCTACTCTAGCCTTTAGTATTTCTACCCAGACTTCCATTGCCTCAGGGTCTCTACGCTCGATCTTTTGCATAAAGGTATCATCCACTACAACGCATTGGTGTAGGTTAAGACACTGTCTATTCGGATCTCCCTTAGGTCGTCTAATTTGTAAGAATTCCTTAATGTCTGGATGATTAATATCTAGGTTTACGGAAGCAGCTCCTCTACGTACTGCACCTTGGTTAGTTGCAATAATAGTAGAATCGTATATTTTAGCCCAAGGTATAACTCCTTCTGATTGGCCTAAATCTCCATTACCTATCTTTGATCCTCTTCCTCTAATTTTGGAAAGACCGATACCAACTCCTCCTCCTAGTGAAGTTAATCTCATTAATTCAGCATTCGTTAATCCAATTCCTCTAATAGAGTCTGGAGTATCAATACCAAAGCAGGAAATAGGTAAGCCCTTATCTGTACCTGTGTTAGATAAAACTGGAGAAGCTAAATTCAACCAACCTTTCCACATATACTTAAAAAACTTAGCAGCTAAATCTGGTCGATCTAATCTTGCTGCAACAGTATCTGATACTCTTTTATATGCTTTTCTAGGAGTCTCTCCTGGTAGGAGATATCCTTTAGAAATCGTTGATAAAGAAATTTCGTTCATCCATTCAGGATAATCTTTTCCTGCTTCCCAGGCGGAAGTATCTACTTGTAGTGCCATTATATAATCTAATTAATTTTATTAAAATGCTGTTGACCAATCCATATGACCTTTCGAGTAATTTGTTACTCTACTTGCAAAAAAGTCTGTGTGTTGTTTACCTGCAATTACTGCATCAAACCACTTCATAGTCTTTAATGCTCCTGCATCAATTTGATCAGAAGGAATCAAAGGTTTTAATCCTAAATCACCCATCTTAGTATTAACTCTATGCTTAATAAAGTTTTTAAGGTCTTCTTTTGATAGATTTTCTAAATCTCCTAATTCAAAAACCTTATCGATAAAGTCAAACTCTAACTTAAGTGCTAAGTGAGCTGCTGTTTCGATTTCACTTTGTAATTTTTCTGTATTAATCTCTGGATATTCTAAAAGTAATTGTCTAAATAACCAGCAGCCTGCTTCTGAGTGAAGAGATTCATCTCGTACAGACCATTCTACAATCTGTCCAATACCTTTAAGTTTATTTCTCATCTTAAAAGATAAAAGTACCGCAAAAGAAGAAAACAAGTTAACACCTTCAGTAAATGCTGAAAATATAGCTAATGATTTAGCTCTTTCATGCCAATCTGGTTTTCCATCATGGCTATCTCTAACACTCATTAACGATTCAATCTTAGCTTTTGTAGATTCGTCTTCTAAAAATTCTGCAAAGTTATCTAAACCTAACTGCTCGTTAAGTAATGAATAAGCTTCTGCATGTATCGTTTCAAAAGACCCGAAAGTCACTCCCATCATAATAATTTCTGGCTTTCTAAACCAGCTAGTTACAAGTCCAGTCCAGTAGTCATTTACTACTGTTTCTGTTTGAGCAAAACCTTTTAATATACCACCGACTACATTCTTCTCATGATCTTTTAGATTAGATTTCCAATCTGTTACGTCTTGAGCCATTGGAACTTCTGTATGAAGCCAATGCGCTTGTTGTTGTTTTAACCAATATTCATACGCTTGAGGGTATTCAAACGGCTTATAAACAACTCTTTCATCTCTTAGTCCCATAGTGTATTTTTAATGTTTTAAATAATAAAATCCCCGAGGTTCTAAGCAATAATCTGCTTTCGGGGATGTAGAAATAAATAGCTTCTACTACTATTTGTTATTGATTTTGCTCGAAAAATTTCTTAGCAATTTCAAAATGAGTACCTTGAGGGCTGCTGCTATCGTCATCTATACTTGCCTTTCCTTCAATCTCAATATGACCATTATTGGTATCCATCTTAACATTATAAGTCATACCATCTTGTCCGTATCTATTCTTCATTACGTGTAGACGCCCTGTACCTAGAACTTTATCTTCTTTCTGTCTTGATAAAGAAAGACATATATCAGCTACCATCATCTTATCGTAAGAACCGGCTGCTTTATCTCCTTCGATAACTGAATCTTTAGCTCCCATTCTATTAACCTGTGAAGGTGTTAGTACTGGTATTTTTAATTCCTTAGCTAGACTTTTAGTAGCAATAAATACGTCGTCAATCTCGTCTTTACGTTCTGAGAATTTACCTCTAGATGGTGCTTTTAAGTAATCTACGTAATCTATAATAATCAAGTCTGGTTTATGACCCATATCAATACACTTCTGTACGTGGCTCTTAATGTTATTTACTGTCGCTGCTTTAGGTGCATACTCTTTTACGATCAGTCTACCTTTTAGATTATTGATTTGGGTCTCTACTTCTTTTCGATGTTTATTAACCTCGTCAATAGAGTATCCTGTAAAGTAGCAGTCAAATCGCTTACCTACATATTCTTCTCCTAATTCTAGAGTATAGTAATTTACTTTAAAGCCTAATTTTACAGCATGTGCTGCTGCTGCAACCATAGTCCAAGACTTGCCTCCGCCTGGGTTACCGAATACAATAATTAGGTCTCCAGGTCCCCATCCTCCTTGAATAGTTTCGTTTAGTAATGGCCATGGTGTAGGTATAGTAGGTCTGTAGTCTGTTCTATATCTAGACTCAACATCCTTATCATACTCATGCCCAATATTTTTATCCATCGCTGCTTTCATTGCTTTTTCAATAAGGTTACGAATACCTTCGAAATCGCTTTGCTTTAATAGGTCTGCAGAAGATAGAATAGCTGCTTTCATCTCTTGGTTTTTACAAAACGTAGTAAATTCTTCTTCTACATAATCTAAATCATCTTGAGATGCGGCATAAGAGTTTCTCAACTCTTCTTTTACTGCTACCTGAAGTACTTCGTTTTCGATCTTTTGAAGTTCTACTTTCAGTACATCCATTGTAATAGTCGTATGGTATTTATCGAAGTATTTAAGGATCTGACCTATAATCCACTTATGGGTATCTGAGTCGAAGTAATCCTCTCTTAATACGTCTCTTACTGTTAGTAGGTAACCTTTATCTGTGAGTAAGGCGCCTATTACTTTAATCTGGAAGGGTTTTCCATACTGCGTTAACTTCTGCAATGTCATATAACTTATTGTTTAAAAACCGTTAATGTTCTAAAATTTTCTAACCATCCTTCTGTGTTCTTAGTTATGCCTTCGATTTTATCTATATCTAATAGATGCAAAAAGGCTCCTGTTTGTAGAGGTGGTACAGCTTCTTTTAATACATTTAATGTATGAAGAATTTCTTTATCATCCAACTGTCCTTCATGTAAATTCATCAGTTGGTAATTTGTTTTTACCCGATCCCAGTTGTGAATTATTTTAGCAAAAATAGACTTACCATCTAGGTTTTGCTCACATACCGTGTAGATATCTTCTAACTCGTAATTTGGGTTTGTATTTAGTCCTGGGAATTCTTTGATTAAGGTCTTTAAGCCTAATCCTTTAACTCCGGCAAGGTTATCAGAGTTATCACCTAGTAGTGCTTTAACAATATTATAGTTCTGAGGTAGTACTTCTAGCTCTTCAATAATATTATCTTTTGTAAAAAGTGTTTTCTTTATTGGAGAGTATACTGAAATACATCCGTCTATTAATTGTAAGAAGTCTTTATCAGATGAAACGATTGTAACTTGTTTACCAGATGCGGATGCTCCTAGTGCTAAGTCTGCTATAATATCATCTGCTTCTAACTTCTCCATCGTTAGACTATGTAGAGGTAAACATTCAAGGTAGTCTTTTAATCTATCTAACTGTGCAGATAGTGATTCGTACTCTTCTTGCTTATTCTCATACATACCCCAGTTGGTAATTCTTGTATGTTGTCTTTGTGCTTTGTAATTAGGATCTATATTCTTTCTATTGGTAGAAGAACCTTTTCCGTCAAATACACAAATAACTCTGGTAGGGTCGATTGTTCTTACTAGGAATCCTAGCGATCTTAAGAAGCCTACAAGACCACCGATATGGTGGCCTTGAGGGTTCATTGCTCTTAGAGTTGAGAAGCTACGAATAAATGTATTCATAGAATCTATAATCAGTAAATGATCATTTAACTCTCTAGGAGGGGACTCTTTAAGATTCTTTAAAATTTTACTATAGTCTGCCATTAATCGTCTAGTAAGTTTGGTGAAATGTAATCTTCTTCCATATCACCTTCTTCAACTAAACTAAAGTCAATAGATCCTAAAAGTTTTAACCAATGCTCTTTGTGCTGGTCTTTGTACTTATCGATTGCTTTCTTATCGTCAGCAATAAAACCGTGAGGGGTCATTACAATTCTTCCTCTTGTTTGAACTCCTTCAATATGGTTCTTTTCAATCTGTATGTTTGTTCTTTTAGCAAATTCTACTTGAAGGCCGCTTTTGATAGCTTTGATCTTAGAAGTACCTGGATTAGTAATATTACCAAATGTAACTACTAATGTTGCATCATACCACATCGACATACCGCCTTTATTTTGCAACTTAGGTTGTGACATCGGTGAGTCAGGTTTTTGAGTCCATACTTTGTTAATAGCTACTAGCGTATTAGTATACGGACTTCCTTCTTTTCGAGATAACAATATCTTCTGGTTCAAGTTATTTCCAAACTGTGTAGACATTGCTCCTGCATTCCATTCATTATTATTCTTATTAGAACGTACTGATAGATCACAAGGTACAGAGCCTACAGAATCCCAGAAGAAACATAAGTCATGAGGTAAGTTTCCTTTAGCCTGTTCGTCTAAAAGATCCGCTATATAAGATGCTACATCCTCGATAGTATTCAACGTACCTCTATCTGAATAGAGGAAGAAGCCTTCGTAGTCTGTAATCTCTCCAGTTGATTCATTTATTACTTCTTCAAACTGTAGACCCATCTCCTTAGCGTGTTGCCAAGACCATTTCATTTCCGTGATAATTAATACCGGTAGAATTCCTAGCTTTTGAGCAGATACTGCTGCTTCTAATAATGCTGTAGTCTTACCTGTATCACTATGACCCCTTAATAAGGTAATATGACCTGTAGGTATACCCGGCATAGAAGTAATATCTTGGTAGGCTTTTGACAAAGGTATCCACCCTTGCTCTTTAAACTTTACCGAAGCATTAGCAAATCCTTTCTTCTTCTTGAAATTACCTAGATTAAATCCACTCTTTACTATAGCAGATGCTTTTTCTGCTGTTGCGCTTTTTGCCATTTATTTTATTCGTTAAAAAGGTCATCAAATTTACTTACCGTGTCTTTAATTCCTGGAGTTGAAGTCTCTAAAGAGAAATCAGTTGCGTGACTACCTAAAGTCTGAGTTAAGGAATTAGATACTTCAGGAGCTGGTGCTGAAGGAGTTTCGTCCTCTGCTGATCCTGGTGTTAAGTAATTTTGTAACTGCTTTTTAATGAACTCATAATCGTATTGAGTATGAATCTCAACAGGGTGTGGTTGGTTCTTTAACCATAAATCAACTTGCGCTGCATTATCTGACAACGGAGTTTGTTTAGGTCTAATACGAACCGATGTGGTTGGGTACGGGTTACCTGGAGCAACTTCTACTACTAGGTCCCATCCATTCATTACGTCTGTGTAATCTCCTACTTCTTCGTCTTGAGCTAATGCTAATAACGCTTTGTAGATTGTTACACCAAATCCCCATAAACGAACACCTTTATCTTCTTCACCTTTTACAATAACTGGTGCGAAAATACGTGTCTTGGGGTTAAGTTTACCGGCTAATGTCCAGTTATCCTTATCTGAAGTCTTCTTTAATTCCTTAATGAACTCTTCAATAGGATCTTGTTTTCCAAAATTAGATAAAGCGGCCATAGGGTATTTACCAATTCCATAGTGAAACTTCACTTCCTTGAATGGAAGATTAGGATCATACATAGATGGTACAATACGAATAGTGCTTTTACCGTTTTCGGGTTTCCAGAAAGTAGCTGAATAGTCTACCTTCTCTCTTTCTTGTCCGCCGTTGTTTAACGCAGACAGCTTTGCTTTGATTGCATCTAGATTCATAATATAACTTTAATTGTTTATAACTTATTAAATATACGAACTTTCTCTCAATTATCCAACTCTACGATCTTAAATAATTTAGTATTTACTCTTTTTAATTCCGGACCTTTCGTCAATAGAATACAGTTTTTGTAGTCTGTCCAGTTAATTTTAAAAGAAGTGTCTAATACTCCGTTGTTAAGTTCTTTGATTAGTGTATTGAGTGCGTTGATCGTATATAAGGTATTTGCTTCTTTCTTTCGATGCACTAAGATAGTGTTATCAATAAAGTTAGAAACATTGCCAAAATCTACATTATATGTGCAGATGTACTCGTCTTGGCTTTTGGAATACAAAACGAATATTTTATTATAGATAATTCTATATTTTTGTACTATATTTTCTAATGTCGCCTCTAGTTCCTCTCCTGTAGAGAAGGTGCAAAACAGCTTATTACTCATATCCTCAGTTAAATATATTTGATCGATATCGTAATCGAATCGATGTTGAGACATAACATTTTCCATTGTGTAGTTATAAATATTAAAAGGTTTTACAAAACCAGGTTTTCTGATGTTTTTATTTTAACTGGGTATTTTTTATTTTCACTTAGTATTAGTGCTAATTCATTTATTATATGCTCTCCGTCTTCTTTAGCATAATCAAATAGTATTGCATCGTAAGTATAAAGAGCTATTTTTGTCTTCTTATCTCTAAGATACTTTAATACTTCTTTTAAGATAAGAACATTTCTTGCAGTTTCCAACGATTGCATGATATAGTTCATAAGTTTCTGCGGATGCATTTCCTTAAGGTGTTTATTAAAGGGTTTATTACTTATCGGAGTTCTTACTATTCCTTTAGAAAACTCATCCCATAGTTGGTCTATGTACTTAGTTAGCTTTATAAAGATCTCTAGATTCTTATACCCGTCAGGTATTCTCCCGTAAATGGCCTGGAAGTTAATTTGTTTTGCTTGAGTGTATTCTTCTTCTGTTAAATCCTCTTTACCAAAGTAGTACTTACCTAAAGC